CATCCCGAGCCCGCGTCTCTCTTCCCCATATCGCACGAACCAAAAATTCTCGACTTTCACGATAGGGTAGAAAAGTGGGTTGACCTGAACCTGTCTCGGGATTTAAAACAAACTGATGTTTCAAAAAAGTAGCCCCCATTTCCAAGATCCACCCATCCTTCACTTTCGAAACAAAGGCCACCCCATCCTTAAGATCACGAAGCTTAACATTAAAATGAGTCTTCAAGAAAGAAGCAAAAGCCGTTCCTGAAAAGTAGTGCGAGGCCAATCCTTCACCCTTATTATAAAGGTGATCATCTCCATACACCACAACTTTTACAATTGCTAGGAACTCCAACTCAAGCTTTTCTCGCACCTCAAGATCCTTCTCCTGACTCATAGTAAACACACAGAAAATACAGAAATAAAAAAGCATTACCCAGGAATCCAAATGACTGGTATTGTATGCTCCTGAGGGGACTCCACCACGGATAACTCCCCAAACATCTCCAAAAATCCTTGTAACACGATTCAACATAACCTTAAGCAAAAATTTAGTAATCTTCTCAAAGATCTTCCTCTCTTCATCATCTGCCTGATGAACATGCATTGTTGAATAATACAAATTAATAATGTCCTCAATTACCCCTTGATCAAATTTCTCAATATCACCTTCCACCAAGATCTTTTTAAACATATTCGCAACACCCACTCCCAAGCAACGAGCCAAAGTGTCTGCACCACCGTGAGACCACTTATGCCCAATACGAATTGCCCATCCTCGCTCCTTAATATGACGAAATTGACTTACAATCCTTTCAAGCATTATATAAATTCCAGAAGGAATATTAAACACTCGCAATTTATTTTCAACTGCAGCCCACTGTTCATCATCATACTGCTTCGTAAACGTAGTACCATTTTCATTTTTTGGAGGAAGGACCCATTCAATATTCGGCTCCACTCCCGTTCGCAGATACTCAATTATCTCATTAAAGTATTGTTCATAGTGTTCAATCTTTTTTCCAGCACTAGACACACGGACAGGATAAGGCATCTCCAATGTGGGTTTAAGTATGTAATTAACTGTACCACTCCGACCAGCCGAAGCACCTAGATACATATTAGCCAAAGGACGAAGAGAAAAAGGGACAGAAATGGGATTTGAAAGATCAATCTTCATCAAGCGATACATATGGTCAATAGCCTCTTGAGCCATCATCATTGGAGCTATCTGCTGTCCTTCCATCAATGGGCGCGCCACACTTGCACACGCCTGAGCAAATTTACGAGGATACAGATTAGCCATTGCTGCATAAACATGACGACGACCATTCGTTAAACCAAGACACCAGTGATAAGAGGAATGCTGTCGCAAGCACAAAGAGAACAGAGAGGGAACATGGTAACTTCTTTGCCATACCTCACGCTCCAAAAGAGTCCATGAGATCGACATATAAGGAAATTTACTTTTAAAGTACCGATAATCTGTATTCTTCAATGCTCGCTCCACTATCCTACTAACTGCAAAAAGGTGCGCCGAATCTGGAAAATGAGGAGTCACTTCAGGATGAGGTGAGCTAATAAGAGTAATGTTAGACTTTGGAGGTATCAAAGACTTAAAATATTCTACTTCCCCCGCCAACTCCACTCCTGGACCAAAGTCCTTTCCTTGCAACCACATTTCTATTTGACTTGCACAATCTTTAAATCTATCTGTCGCAGTCCCAACTGAACTTTCAACCCTAAGCCCCTCCAAAATGGGGGTCTTGCCTTGAACTATCACGGTACAACCACATGTCTCCGAATGCTGACATGTGGAACTAGAGAACTTTACTTCAAAATTTGTATGCATTCCTCTACCCCGTATCTTTTCAAAGACTTTAGTGTTGGCAAAAGCTTGACTCTGTCGAACAAGACGCTGCAATGCAAATGGATAACCTGCCGGCCGAATTGGAAATAGGAGTGATATGGTTATGACTCAGAGCAACGTAATCTACTGCCTATATACGTG